TTCGTTGCCTGAAAAGAAAGGCGGAGATATCGTAAGCGGACTTGGTGCTGCCATAGGCACAGGCATCTCACAGACACTGTCAGGTGTAAGCAACATCCTTAAGAGTGCGCCTGTCGCAGCGGAAGCAGGGGCAAAGGCAATTTCTAATTTGGCTGATGCTCCTGTGAAGACCATGCAGTCTAGGCTGAATCCGTCAGAGATAAAACCGCAAGAAGAAGACCTGACAAAGAGATTTGCAAATGCTCTGTTTGGAACGGAGACTCCCACAACAACCGTGGAGCAACCGAAGACTGAACAGGGCATTCTTAAAAACAAACTTCAGAACATAGCAAACAATCAGTCTATCGCACAGGGGAATGAACCTGTTAAGCAGATAACTGAATGGAGCGATCCTTGGGATAAGGCATTGGCTAACAATGTCGAGAACGTACAGAGCGCAGGACAGGCATATACTCAAGCAGTGACTCCTGTTACGAATTGGGTAGACAAGGCATCACAGACGGTGAACGATTACACTGAACGTGAGTTTATGGCAAACCTGAATCCTACGGAACAGTATGTTGCACAGGCAGTCGGTAACGCTATACCCAACTTTACAAGACAGGCATTGCTTGGTGCAGTTAGTGGCGGAAGCCTTCCGCTATTGAGCGTATTGAGCGATGTTGCTATGTTCCTTCCTTCTTTCTATCAGGGATATGAAGAAGGAAAACAGAACGGATTAAGTGACGAGGAAGCGTACCTTAACGCTATCGTCCGTGGCGGAATCGAAGCAGGATCTGAACATCTGTCAGACGTATGGATGGTAAACGGTGGACAGTCCGTATTTGACGAGTATCTGTTGAACAAGATCGCATCGAGTAACATGACTCCGTTTGCAAAGTTTGTCGGCAAACAGATGTTAAGCGGACTTGGTGAAGCAACGGAAGAAGTAGCTGCGAGGTTGGGCAACACAGTTGCTGACCGGGGAATATACGGAACAGACATAGACTATGGTCAGTTGGCACTTGGATCTCTTGAAGATGCAGGTGCTTCTTTTATATCTACCATGGTTCTTGGTCTGCTTGGCGGACAGTATTCAAGCAGAGCGTATAACCAATTTCAGGATTATGCCAATTCTCTGAATCAGGACATAGAGAATGATGAGAACAAAACATATGCTGCACTTATTCTCGCATCCATGGATGATGCACAGAGAGATAAGTATCTCGCACAGGCACAGGAAGCTATAAGGAATAAGTACGGTGCTGACGATCCCATCGCAAATATGGGTGAGCAGGAGTTTAAGGATTGGGTAGAGCGTAATGTAGAGAAGCAGATAATGGGTCTGTCTGAAGAGCAGTATGCAAGATACATCGACGATATGAACGGAACTGAAATGCCTGTTGGCACGATCAGAGACGGAAAAAATACTGTTGATGTCTATGAATACTACGGCAATAAAACGGCAGACCAAGTCAAAGCTCTAGAGATCGCTGACAGATTCGGTGTCAAGGCATATATAGTTGACGAACTCCCTGCCGGACAGAACGCACAGAAGGCAGATGACGGAACTATCTATATCTCTTCCAAAGCAAAGAAACCTGCTTCTACGCTTATATGGCATGAGATATTCCATCTGTTTAGAAACAACGGAACATGGAATGACCTGAAGGAAATTGCGTTCAACTCCATGGCAGGTGATGTCGGTTTCAATAACTACATGGACAACCTTCTCGCAAGGTATGTCAGGTATTACGGAAACATAGACAACAGTGAGCTGCAGAGGATCTCTTTAAGTACAGACCTTTCTGCCGAAGAGAAGAATCAGGCAAAGAGAGAATACTTAAGAGAACAGGGAGTTAATCAGTATTACGCTGACGAGAGTTTCCGCAACAAGATAGACGAAGAAGTCGCTGCCGAATTTATGGAACGCTTCGATAACGAAGACACCATAAGGGCAATGTTCAACAGAAGCGGAAACACGGCAGAACAGATATGGCAGAAACTTCATGATGCCGTAAGAGGTTTCACAGGAACACTTACGCAGGAAGAACAGGATCTCGTTAATGCCGAACAGTTGTATGCTAAAGTCGCAAGAGAAAATTACGATAAAGCTAGGGCAGACGTAAAGGTTGCCGATGACGGTTCTGTATATGCGATGTATAGTGCGTACACATGGAACGCTCTTGGTGACGAAGGCAAGAAACAGTTAGCAAGAGACATTGCTGATCAGCTTGGAATGTCTGAAGACGAAGTCGGCAAAGTGGAACAGTGGTTAGAGAGCATCAACACTGTTTCTGCGATGATAGGCAATGACAAAGCGAGACTAGACTATACACCGAACAAAGCATACTCTGCTTTGAAGAAGGACAGTGACTATGTCTATACGGTAGATATGTCTACGCTCTGCAAGAAGAGGATTCTGCTTTCTAATACAATAGAAGAAATACAGAGACTTCTGCCTGACTTGGTTCTGACAGGTGATGATTATATCCGCATCCGTCAGATGATGAAGGATAAGAATTATGAAGTTGCCTGTGGATTCTGTTATGTAGAATCGAGAAGGAAATTCCTTGATACAGTAGCGCAGCAGTTTATTGATGTGATGACAGGGCAGAAACCTGAAAAAGCACCCAACAATAGACAGGTGATGCTTACTGATGAGTTAAGGAACAAGGATGATTACATCCCTGACCTTTACGAACTCACAACGGCAACAGGTATTGAGCAGCTTCGCAGTCAGCACCCTGAAGTGTATAACACGTTTGTGTCCTTCAATAATGCAAGAGGACAGAACAGAGTAAAGCTCATCGAAACAAGGACAGAATATAACAGGGAGATCCTTGATATATCTGATACTGACTTCGATACGATACAGAAGCATGGCGGATTGAGACTTCAGTCCTATTCAGACTTCGAAACTCCGCATCTCATCGACATGATGCAGGTTGTTGCGGACATGGCTGCAAGAGGATTCAAGTCACAGGCATATACCAAAGTGCCTAACTTCGCTGATGCGTTTGGAAGAACCGGGATAAAGATAAACGAATCTCTCGTTGTTCTTGGTGTCGATGAGAACGGCAACCTTATCTATGATGACGTAGAAGGAATGCCGCATGAGATCGCATTCGCATTAAGGCAGAAGTATCCTGACACAGTCGGTACGGTTATAGTCGGTAAGGACGATGCAACTATCCTTGCTGCTATGGCAGATCCCAAGATAGACTACATCATTCCTTTCCATGCTAGTGGATGGAAGCAGTCAGAGTATGAAGCACTTGGTATCAAGGGATATCAGAACTACACCAATTATCAGACAGAGAAAGACGTAGTTTCTAATAAGACTCTTGATGAACAGTTGTATCCTTCAGACTATTGGGATGACAACGCAAGTGGTGACGAGAACGCACAGAACTATCTCCGCCTTTGCGAAGCACAGGGAAGGATTCCTAAATTCAGCAACTTCCTGACCAAAGACAACGAAGGACATTGGGTAGCTCCTAGCGGATATTGGAAGACTCTCATCGATTTCAAAATGTATGATAACGATGGGAACAACGCTTCGCAGAGAGTAGTTACACCTACCTTCGATGATACTGTGAATCAGCGTATCCTTGACGAGTATGAAGGTGACCATAACAAATTCTCTCCCAAGATGGATATCGTAAACGAATTCATTAAGGAGAAAGGTTATGGCACTAGATATTCACTTTCGGAAGACGATATGAAGATGCTTGGCATCCGTCCTGATTCTTATTGGGATGACCAATACATGGATGCGGTAAACCGTGGAGACATGGAAGAAGCACAGAGGTTAAGAAATCTCCATGCAGCGGATGCAGGATACGATCCGAACACTTGGTATCACGGCACAGGTGAATACTTCAATGAGTTTAATCTTGGTGGAGAAGGAATTCATTTAGGTAACAATGAACAAGCGAGACAGATTGCAAGAGAGCGTTTCAATAAACGCTCAATGACAACAATGTATGAGTGGGATAGGATAAGGGATGACCTTGAAAATCTCGCAGATACAAATATTGACTTGCTTTACAATGTTGCTCAAGAACTAATAGATGTAAACTACGAACTCCTTGAAAATCCAATTGAAGACGAGTTTGATGAGAACATCATCTATGACGAGAACATACCCATCGAAGATGTAATTGACCAATTAAGGGAATACGGCGATAAGATATCGGACGAATTCCTTAAAGAAGTTAATTACGATCACGATATTAGTGTGCGTATTCCGACATACGATAGAGAAGTCGGTGAACACGTTATGCGTTTGTACACCGATAACGCTAATCCCTTCTATGTAAACGGAGACATTGAGTCATGGACACCTGAACGTATTGCTGAAATGCTTCTTCGCCGTAACGAAGGCGAAGACCGTATGTTGACACATCCGTATGGAGATGTCTTTGCCGATATAACAGGCAGCGATATTTCGCTTGACGCTGATGAGCAAGAAATTCTTTGGGATATCCTGAACGGTGACGTAAAGGGAGATGAAGCGTGGGAAGACATCAATGCACTTCTTCTCTCTAACGGATACACAGGTATTGAATACCTTAACAAATACGAAGGTGACAGGAACAGTCCTAGCAGATTGGTGATGAATCCCACAGGAGTCAAGTCCGCTGATGCAGTCACTTATGATAACAATGGTAATGTGATTCCCTTGTCACAGAGAGACAATCCTCTTAATCCTGATATAAGGTATTCGCTCAATGATATGGGAGAACCTTTGTCCGAAGGACAGCAGGAATACTTCAGGAACTCTGTAGTCCGTAATGCTGATGGAAATCTTAAAGTCATGTATCACGGAAGCGATATAGAGTTTAATGAGTTTGACAAGAACAAAATCCGTAGCGTTGACTATGATGCTCCGTTTAATGGCTTTTGGTTCTCAAGCGATCCCAATACGTCTCCTGCAATGCACGATGCAAAAGTAACAAGAGCATTCTATCTAAATATCACAAACCCTGCTCCGTCAGATGTGTACGAAAGGGTGGACAGAGAAATAGATGAATCATATACAAGAGCAATTCGTGCTGCGTTTGGAGAAGATGGAACTCAAGGTCTTTACGATGACGATGCCAATGATAGGCTTCAGAGAGAGCTTATTAACGAAGGGTGGCATGAAGGCTCTCGAAGCATGAACGATGAGCTACGTTATCGTTTGCAAGATATGGGATATGATGGTATTCATTGGGATGGTGTTCCTGATATTAATTGGGAAGAGCTTTCCACAAACGGCATTACTAACTTTAGAACGCTTCAAGGAAGAAATCGTCAGTTAGAAAAGTTTTCACATGGTGATGTCTTTAATGACCTTGCCGAAAGGTATCCTGATGCGTTTACCTTAAACTATGGCAACGGAGAATATATCGTTGACTATGGTAATAGGGAAGACTTCGAAAGGCTTCAAGAAGAAGTTTGGGTAGCGTTTGAACCTAATCAGATTAAACGCACAGACAACCTTAATCCTTCTGAAGATAACGATATAAGGTATTCTCTTGACGAAGAACAAACACTAGAAAGAAGACCATATCAAACCAACGGAGTCACAGGAGAGGATCTTCGTCCGTACATTAAAGGTTTACTTAACGAGGACGGGCAAGTTGCTTTAACGGCAGAAAACCATGATTCGTTTGAGAAATCCATTAAGAGACAGATTCGCAAGTTGGTTGATAATGCAGTATGGAATATTGAAGATGCCAACAACGCAAAGTTAACCATCAATAAATCTAAAACTGTTAACGCATTGTACGAAGCGTTAATCGAAAAAAGATGCGATATTCACGACATAGAAAATAGTTTCGCAAGGAACAACATTAATATCTATGGTGAGAGAGAAATCAATGGTGTAAACCGTAGAAGTAGTGCGAATAACACGTTCCTAGAAGTGTTGCTTGGATACATGGGGTTCGATGGAATTCAGAATCCTGAAAGCGGAAAGACTCTGTCGAGAGACGAGAATGGACAGAGACAGATAATAGAAGACTCCATGAATCTCAATGCCGAGACTCCGCAGCAGAGAGATGAAACTGTGCAGAGACTTGCCGAAGCTATGCAGACCGAACCTGTTGTAGAGGACATCCCTGAACAGGCAAATAGGTACAAGGCAAAGGATAATCCGCAAGGCAGAGCAGCAAACATATTCCTTGGGAAATTATCAAGGGAAAGAAACGCTGCCGATCCTTACACATACGAATCTATCTCTCCTGAATCATTCCCTGTTCCTGACAGAATCCAAGAGTATATGGATCTGATTCAGGACGAGGATGACCGCAAGTACGGATTCGATACACCTGAAGAGAACGAACTGACTGATGACGAGAAGCAGATGTATCAGAGCTTCCAAGGCAACAAGTCAGGTGCTTTGCAGGGATTCGCAACACCTACCCAAATGGCAAACAATATGTTGGGCAAGGAAGGCGAACAGAGACAATTCTTCCGTGACAGGTTTGAGCTTCCCATGTACGAACAGAAGAAACTCTACAACGCTGCTAGGGAAGAAAGATGGAATGCCCTTGAGAACATGATCAAGGAAACAGGCATCCAAGCGAACACGCAGGAATCCGCAGCGGTACAGTGGTACGGAGAAGGTGTAAAACCCAACGAACAGGGCGAAACCGTTCCCTACACACTAGATGACCTTAAACGTGAATTCCCTTCCAAGTGGGAAGATATCGTCAAGATGGAACGCTTCATGCGGAATATGTATGATGAGTATGTAGGACGTATCAATGAAGCACTTGAGCAGGTCTATCCTAATCTTGAAGAGAAAGCACAGGCACAGTTACAGTCTTGGAGAAACAAGAAACAGATCTACCAAGACGAGATATCCATGTCTCGCAATCCCGGAGCAAATGAGTATTGGGAGAACGAGATAAGGAAACTCGATAAGAAGATAGCGAAGCTAGAAGGAGATCTTGAAAGCGGAGAATACTTCCGCAACAAGAGACTCAATCATAGGAAAGACTACTTCCATCACTTCCAAGAAGTTGAGACTAAAGGCATAGGCGGACTGAAGAACATCCTTCAGGCTTCCACACTGATAGATCCTGAACTTGTTGGTAAGAGCGAATTCACAAAACCGAAGTCCAAGTGGATGTCATGGTTACAGAAACGTGGAGAAGGTGCTTACACTGCTGATGCCGTATTAGGTATGGCAAAGTACATCGACAGTGCCGAGTATGCGATAGCATTCGATCCGTTGATAGCACAGTACCGGGATGAGATATCCAAGATGGTTCGTGCCACAAAGGAAACGAAGAACGCCAACCAACTCATTCAGTACCTGTCAGGCTATACGAATCAGTTAGCAGGAAAGACACCGTCACTTGACAGAACCATACTTGATCTCTTGGGTGAAGGAAACAGAGGACAGTTGTTCAATGCCCTAGCTGCAATAAACAACAGGGCAAAGAGCAATGCGGTAGTGGGCAATGTAAGAAGTGCGGTATCGCAGATATTCAACATTCCCAATGCCATGTCCATAATCAAATCCAATAGCGCATGGAGCAAAGGTGCTTCTGATTATCTCAATGCCAAACTAGGAAACAGGGAACTGCTCGATCAGTCACCCTTCCTTCAGGAAAGATACTTTGACCACAACGTGGATGACCTTAAAGCAAGGAACACACAGTGGGATAAGATAGTCGGTAAGGTTGGTGATTTCACCAACAAGATGATGGAGTTTGGTGACAGAGAAGCAACCGAACTGATTTGGTTGGCAGCATACAATGAAGGATTGGAAAAGAATGTTGCTGATCCTATCTACTATGCCGATGACATGACAAGACAGTCTGTCGCAGGAAGAGGAATAGGAGAAGTACCTTACAATATGAAGAGCAAGGTAGCATCCTTCTTCATGCCCTTCCAAGTTGAAACGAACAACGCATGGCAGAACCTTAAAGGTATGCTCAAGGATAAAGATGCAACAGGAGTATTCAGACTCATGTTGGCTTCCTTCTTGATGAATGCCATGGTGAAACCGTTGTTCAATGACGGAGTTGTTCCTGATGTTCTTGGCGCACTTGTCGATGGAATAGGGAAAATGTTCGATAAGGACAGAGAAGAATCCATCGGTGAGGTTGCCCTTGACACAGGAAAGAGGATGGCAGGAGAAGCAATTTCCTACATTCCCGGAACGTCTCTGTGGTTACCTGCGATAATGTCTGATGAATCAGCCGAAGCTCTCTTTGGAGATTCAGATCCTACAAGGTACGGAACAGGAACAGTCGGTCTGTCTACCATTACCAATACCATGGCGGATGCCGTGAATGGTGGCGGATTCGACCTGATGACTCCGTTGCTTCAGATGACACCGTCTTTCGGTGGAAGACAGGCAAGTAGGCTATACAATACGCTGCAGGATCTCAATGTTATTCCGTCAAATGGATTCATGAATACTCCCTTTGGCGGAGAAAGGAATCCTGTCGCAGGAGATTATTCCAAGGCAGGTGCTTTGAAGTATCGCCTTCCTGATGAAGTTAACTCTGCTTCTGATGTTGCCGAGATCGCAAGAGCTTTGGCTTTTGGTTCTAACGCAACGAACGCTGCGAGAGAATACTACGATAACGGAAATAAACCTTTGCTTTCAAAGGAGCGTGTACAGAAACTGCGTGAGCATCCTGAAGTAGATCCTGATACTTATATCTCATATTTAAAAGAAGCGAATAAGGATGGCAGCACCGGGATAAGTCAGCAGGAAGCCTATGATTGGATAAGCTCACACAACCTGTCCAACGAAGAAGCGAATGCTCTGTGGGAGATGACTTCCAATTCGTGGAAGAAATCCTACGATGAGTATCAGCCTAAAGAGGAAAAGGACGGAGAACAGAATACAGAACCGAGTGGCAATCCCACCACCAAGAAAGAACTGACGAAGGCAGCAGACGAGAACGGCAACGGCAATCTGTCACAGGCAGAAGCGTATGCTTGGCTGAATTCACAGGATCTGACCGATGAAGAGAAAGCTCTTATATGGGAGCTTGGCGGATGGAAGACAGACTATGAGACATATGCATCCAAGCACTAGGTGTGCAAGGTGTGCAGAAAGTGCTAAATTTTTGTATATTTTCGCATTAGAAAACTAATACAAAAACATTAAGAAAAAGCCCTGAAATAAAGGAAAATCCTTTATTTCAGGGTTTTTTAATTGGCGGAGAAGGAGGGATTCGAACCCAACAAACTTCCTTTATATAAAGGGTTTTTAGGGTGTGGTGTGCAATTGGTGTGCTTCGAGGGTCTTGAGAACTCGAAAAGTGGGATCATCCTGCATCAAGTGAACATAGATCTCCATGGTGGTTGAGGACTGTGCGTGACCCATTACATACTGTATGGTCTTGATATCCAAACCTTCCTTGAAAAGGATACTTGCGAACCCATGACGGAGTCCATGGGCAGAGCATGATAACCCTGTCTGCCTTCGGTATTCCCGGATGCCTTCGTCAAGCTCATAGGGTTTGGGCATTCCAAAAACAAACTCATCCTGTTTCCCTTTTAACGGACGGAGAACATCTGCGAGTGAATCCAACAAAGGAACATCTCTTACTCCTGCGGATGACTTTGGGTCTTTCAAATGTGCTTCTGAATCATTAGTCCAATATGTAGACTTGGTTATATGGATACGCTTGTTATCCCAATCGATGTCCTTCCATTGTAAGGCACAAGCTTCACCACGTCTCATCCCAGTATAAAGGATGGTATACAAAAACAATCCGTAGGGAAGGTGAGTATTGTTATTGACTATCTCTATATCGTTTTCACTTGGGAACTCCCTGACGGATTTTCCTTTGCCCTTGGGTGGTCTTATCTTGTCGCAGGGATTGTACTGTATTCCGTAATGAACACATCCGTAGTTTATAATTAACCGCATGACTAGCAGAAGATTAGAGATGGTCTTCTGCGCATATTTATCATATGACTTTAACCACAACGTGATCTGTTGGGGAGTGATGGATTCTACCGTTCTATCTTTCCAATAGGTCACGATTTTTTTATATGCTGCCTTATATCCTTTCATAGTATTATAGGCTACCCTTTGTTCCGTATCTTCCAACCATTCATCTGCCAATTCATTCAAGGGTATTCCTGTTGTCTTGGGGTCATTCTTGTATAGTGCTATCTTCAGCATCAGATCCTTTTTGGTCTTTGAACTGAAGACTTTTCTCTTGCCATTTATAGTGATGGATTCTCTCCATAATCCTCTTTTATCTTTATACATCCCATTGTACCTATAATGGACAAGGTGTCCATGTATGATTGTATTGAAGGGGGTGATCAAGTGAATATCATGATTCTTTTGTACGATCTTCTATTAACGATTGAATGTAGTGGGCAACCTTTTCCTGTTCCTCATACGTCAGTTTGTTCCACAAACGAACAACCTCTTCACCAAGAAGGTAATACCGTTCAGGAAGATCCAAACCCATTAGCCAACCGGGAGAAACACTAAGAGCTTGGGATATAAGGTAAATGTTGGTCTGCTTCGGTTCGTATTGTCCGTTCTTATAATGAGAAAGCGTACCAACATTTATCCCTGTCCTTCTCGATAATTCATTAATGGAGATATCGTATTTGGTCATTGCTTCTGTCATTCTTTCAGCAAATGTGTTCATTACTCATACCGTCCTTTCTGACAACATTATACATGAAAGGATTGTGATTTCTCATATCATGCTCAAAAATTTTTCTAGAAAACTATTGTATTGTGATTTCCCAATGGTATAATATGTTCAAGAGATTGCGATAACGCAACGGAAAGGAGTTATGAGATGAGCGATTTTGAAAAACTCGCAATGGAACTGAACGTACCGATTATGGTTGATAAGGACGGTTGGTACAAGGGAATCACAGAAGCACTTGCGAAAGTGGTTACGGATGTCCTTCTTTCAGATGACGAAATACTCTTTAGGATGCCTTGGGAAGAGCAGAAAGAGATTATCAAGGAAAACTTCTACAAACTATTCCCTTATATGAGAAAGGATAAATAATGGATTATAGGAGTATGTCAAGAGAACGTCTTGTTGAGCTGAAAGAAGAACTAACCATCCTTGGTCATGCAAATGCCGTGGTAGAGATATCTGATTTCCTTGATTTCTACGGCAAGACCGTTAAGGTTGTCAAAGGCAGGAAAGTGCCAAAAGGTACAGTCGGTGAAGTCTTTTGGGTTAAGAGGTACGACAACAGTAAGTATGGCGATCCGTGGGGTATTTATTCCGTAACTAAAGTTGGCATCAGGGATGCGGAAGGCAATGCACATTTCACATCGATAGATAATGTCGAGATCGTAGGGGGAGAAGAAAATGTTTGAAGGAAGAAAGTATCCATCCTTCTTTGAGGTATGGACACACACTTATGAGAGAGACAGATTCGTTAGTCATCTGTTTTCTTTTAGGGATTACAAGGATGCTCTGCGGACATATCTTCAGTTGGACGTAGGCGAAGACTGTGCAGAAGTGCAGCTCAAATACTGTGAGCATCCGGGGTGCTACAGACAGAGGACGATTCCTCTTCGTGACAAGGTAGTTGCCTATGACTTTGATGGAGCAATGATTAAGATTGAAAGGAGAAGGTTATATGACGTTTAACCATAGCAAACTGATGGGTCTTATGCGAGAGAAGAAATACTCACAGGAGAAACTCGCAAAAGCAATGGGCATATCACAGGCAGCGTTGTGGAATAAGATACACAATGTCAGCGAATTCAATGCCAAGGAAATCCTTATTGCCATGACTGTACTTGGCATTGAAGATCCTATGCCATATTTTTTTAGCTGAAACATTGCGAAAACGCAATGGGAAAGGAATGAGATGAAAGACAGTGAAATAGTCAAGGTTCTTCAGGAACACGGATTCTATGGGATTGATTTACCGATGGTATCGAAACTAAAGAATCCATCCTACTACGGAATCCAATTAACCACAGAAGCACAGAGGTGCTTGGGTATTGCAGCGAAGCCTAGGAAGGGCAATCAGACAGACCGCATCCTTGAGTATGTGAAGCGGATGGGAAGCATCACTTCATGGGAAGCAACCAACATCCTGAACATCATGTCATTCGGTAAGAGAATGAGCGAATTGAGACATGATCCACACTACACCGTCACGCAGAAATGGGAATCGGACGGACACGTTAAATGGTTGAGGTATGAGATAGATGAAAACGAAACAGAGACTGATGCTCTTAACGCTTAAGTATCGAATCATCGAAGAGCTTTCGTATTGGATGGGCAGTTGCCCTAGTGAAGTGTGGGGAGATTTTCTGACCGCAGAAGAACGTGCAAGGAGAGATATCTATGGACGAGAAAGTGATTAAAAAGATCATCACAAGGGCAAAGAGAATCGTCAAGTTAGAAGACGAGATAGAAACCCTTATAGATGAAATGGGCGAATTCGGCAGTGAGAAGTTTGCGCTGATGAGAGCAAACCTACAGGTAGACCATTGGAACATCCCAAAGCTTAAAGCGATGTTTCCTGACATGACGATAAAGGTCGAAGAGACAGGAACAACTAATCTGTACCACATCAACATGGTGGTGGACGGTGTTCCGTTTTATGAATTCACAATTGGCGATTACGCAAAGGAGTTTATGAATGAATAGAGCATTATATGTCAGCAATGGTGGGTCTGTAGTGACCGATGCTTCCTACGCTCTGATGGGTGTCAATGAAGACGGAGAAGTAGTAAACGATCAGAAGTTTAGAGACTTTTGGGATAGGGTCTACAAAGCAATGGTGAAGAGAGATGCAGAAGAGGAAGAGTTTATCAAAAGAACACAAGCAGCACATAAGTGAAGGAGCAGCTCGTTATTGGGAAGGGAAACGTCACGACATCCTTCAGAAGAATGGGTATTACACCATGAGCGTTAAAGGCACAAGGTGTTACAAGCACAGGATGGTAATGGAAGAGCATCTAGGACGAAAGCTCGAACCTTCAGAACACGTTCATCACATCAATGGAGATAAGACGGACAACAGGATAGAGAACCTAGAGATTATATCTTCCGCAGAACATTCTAGAAGACACGCTAAAGAACGTGGGTTTGGCAAGGACAGAGTTGGTGTTTCTCCAATAAACAAAACACCCAAAGAGACTATCCAAAAGATTCGTGACATGAGAGCAAAAGGAATGCTCTTGAGAGAGATAAGCGAAGAGGTGGGAATCAGTTACCCAACAGTTTTGAAATATGCAAAAGGAGTAATTCGACATGACATATGACGATATCGCAAAAGTCAATGCGACATTAAAGACAACTGCCGTGAAGGGAAATTCTTATATAGAAGTCAATCAGAGGATAAAGGCATTCAGGATGCTCTTCCCGGAAGGAACTATCGAAACAGAAATCCTGTTCATGGGAGACGGTGTCATCACCATGAAGGCAACAGTATCCGTTGACGGAAAGATCCTTGCCACAGGAACGGCACAGGAAAAGGAATCATCTTCCTTCATCAACAAAACATCCTACGTTGAGAACTGCGAAACTTCTGCCGTAGGACGTGCATTAGGGATGTTGGGTATCGGTATCGATACATCTGTAGCAAGTGCAGAGGAAGTAGAAAATGCCATCCTGAACCAAGAAGAAAAGCACACTTGTGCAGTATGCGGAAACGAGATCAAGGATGGCAAGAAGACAAATGGAAGCACATGGAGTGCTAAAGATATAGCAGCATACACGGCAAGAAAATTCGGTAAAGAAATGTGCGTTGAATGCGCCAAGAAGGAGACAACATGAATACAGTTTGCTTAACAGGAAGACTCACACAGGACGTGGAACTGAAGACCACAAACAACGGCAAGACCGTAACCAACTTCACCCTAGCAGTACCGAAGGATAAAGAGACTACATTCTTCATTGACTGCGTAGCTTGGTCAAAGACCGCAGAAACCATCCATAGGAACATCCGCAAGGGAGAGATGCTTGGTGCGGAAGGGGAACTACAGACAAGAACCTACACCGACAACAACGGAAAGAAACGCAAGGTGACAGAGGTTCAGGTCACGAAGATAACATTCCTTCAGCCTAAAGCAAAACAGGAAGAAGTCAACGATTCTCCCTTTGATGTGGCAGACGAAGACCTTCCCTTCTGATGAGGTGATGTCATGAGAATTATGGCAATGAGGTATGACGTGGTGGATGGTGACCATGTCCTGCGGATGGTAGTTTCCGGGAATGCCGAAGCGGAGATTCTCAAGGCTGAAGCAAAGGTAGATAAAGGCGAAGAGGTTGAATTCTACTTTGCGAATGGCAAGAGGACTTTGGATCAGAACGCATATATGTGGGTGCTGACAACAAGAATAGCCAAGGCATTGGGTGTCTCTTTAGCTGAAGCTCACAACCGCAATTTATCACGCTACGGAGTACCGATGTTAGTTGATGGGAAGTGTGTCTACGCATATCTCCCTGACACCACAGAGACTGAAAAATCCGTTTTGCAAAACGAAACAGTACATCTTAAAGCAACATCATCTGTCACAAAGGGAAAGAACGGAATGTTTCGTGCCTACATGGTGATGAAGGGGTCAAGCGAAATGGACACCGAGGAATTCTCAAGACTTGTCGATGGGATTATCGATGAGTGTAAGCAGATGGGAGTGGACTATAGGAAACCATGGGAGAGATAGGGCGCTGCGACATCTGCCATAGGTGGTCACAACTAGAACGGCATCACGTCTTCAACGGATATCACCGAAAGAAGAGTGAGAAGTACGGTGCGGTGGTGGAGATATGCAGGGAATGTCACGATGATCTTCACCATCGTCATCCCAAGAAATACCTTTGGCTTAAAAGGGAATGGAGAGACAGACTCATGGCAGAAAACGGATGGGATACAGAAGATTTCATAAGGGAGTTTGGCAGGGCGGAATGGGATTAAAACAAAGTGCTTACAGAGAAGAGTGCAGAACCTGTGTAGCGAACAGGAACGGAGAGTGTACTGCTCTATCGTATACATCTTGGATGATGCCGAATTACGTTTGTTCATTCGCAAAGACCAAGGAACAGATGGAAAAGGACGCAGCGTTACTCAAGAAAAGAATCAAGGAAGGGAAGATAAACAAAGAGAAATATGGTTATTAAAGGAAAGCTTTACGAACTCTTCGCTCTCGTCAGAGAGTGCGAATACAACAGATGTTTAGGCGATTGCAAATCGTGTCTGTTCTACCGGGAAGACTGTGAAGGAATAGATATTGTGTTCGATTTAGAGGTAGAGGAAGATGGCGATCTATAGACAGATATACATCAAGTTTTGGAATGACGATGCGAAAGTCGCAGACGAGTTTACTCCTGAAGACAAATACTTTTATCTCTATCTGTTGACTAATCCTCACACGAATCTCTGTGGGTGCTATGAGATATCATTCAAAGCTGCATCAAGGGAAACAGGGTACAACGAGGATACCATCAGGAGACTGATGGATCGTATGCAAAGAACACACAACGTCATCCGCTTTGATGAGGAAACAAGAGAAGTGCTTATCCCTAATTGGCACAAATACAATTGGACAAAGTCAAAAGACCTTCTCAAATCCGTAAGAGAACAGGCATCTCTTATCAAGAGCGAATCCTTTAGGAACTACATCCTTGGGTTGGCAGATGGGGAGACGGTCATACCACCGTCCTATGACGGTGGGGAGACATCTGTTTATATTCCTGTTACTGATACTGTTTCTGTTACTGATATAGAAAAGAAACCCAAGAAATTTTCTCCGCCTTCTGTAGAAGAGGTTCGTGCTTACTGCGAAGAGAGAGGAAACGGAGTCGATGCAGAAAAGTTTGTTGCTTATTATTCCTCACAACAGTGGCGAAAAGCGAATGGGCAAAGGGTATCAGATTGGAAAGCTTGTGTGAGGACGTGGGAGTCCAAAGACAAACCCAAAGAAAAAACCGAAGAGAAGATGTTTGATATCGAGGAGTATGGGAGAGAACGAGGATGGTGGGAATGATCGAAGGGGCATTGCTCAAACGATGGGGAACTGACGAGAGAGCAAACCTTATGAAAGAGTCATTCCCTGATGTAAATGAGGAAGCGATAGCAAGGTCGATTCTTTCCTATAAAGGAAATTTTCAGCCATACCCAAGGGATATAGAAACGAAAGTGTATCAGTTGGATATCGATGGGATATGGATGAAAGCCATACAGAAGTCAGGGAAGATGACGAGAGATGAACATCTCAAAAAGATAAGGCAGAGGTTAAGAGAAGATTTGAGATGAGAGACATTAAGTGCAAGGACTGTGTCTACTACATTCCGCAGATAGGCATAGCAGAAGAGTTAAGCGGACAACTAGAAGCAGAAATTAAACCATTCGGCAGATGCAAAAGGATGGAAGATCCTGTGCGAGAAGACGAGTGGTGCGGACAGTGGACTAAATGGTTAAGTCCATTAGAGAGATGGGTAAAGGAACATGAACGTACTGATGGAGTGGAAGGGAAACCATGAAACACCTTGGAGACATAACAAAGATAGATGGTCATAAAGTGCCGATAACAGACGTTGTGATAGGCGGATCTCCGTGTCAGGACTTGAGCGTAGCGAACGGCAATAGACAAGGATTAAGCGGAGAACGCAGCGGACTGTTCATGGAACAGATACGGATAGTAAAGGAGATGAGAGAGGAAGATGGAAAAGTACGAACAGACAAGCTTGTTCGTCCAAGATACCTTGTTTGGGAAAACGTACCCGGAGCAACAACTTCAGGAACACCCAAAGGCGAAGACTTCAGGATCGTCCTTGAAGAGATCGCAAGGGTCAAAGAACCGACTGCCGTTATACCTAGACCTGAGAAGTGGTCAAACGCAGGATGTGTCATGGGTAATGGGTGGAGCATTGCTTGGCGAATACTCGATGGACAGTTTTGGGGAGTCACCTACTACGGTGATGACGGAGTGCCGTATAAATACGGAACACCGCAGCGACGTAGGCGAATCGTACTTATCGCAGATTTTAATGGATACTCCGCAGGAGAAATATTATTTGAGTCCAAAGGCTTGCTTGGGGATCTTGAGACGGAGCGTGGAGAAAGGGAAAGAACTCCCGGAGATACTGAAAAAAGCGTTGGAGAACCAAGCTTTACGCTCAAAATCAGGGGGGGCGAGAGGTAGATAGTCAGGGCAAGAGAGCAGGAAAAGGGGCATTAGTGCAGACTGAATTGAGTGCTACTTTGGGTGTGACACAAGACCAAACATTGATAGCGCCTGAACACACACACACACAACGCTTACTGCATAGGCAACGGACAAACGAATCAGTTGTACTTACAGAACAAGGTAGGTGCGCTGAATTGTATGGACGATCAGCAGAAGGTGCTTGTAGAGAGAGAGAGAGAGAGAGAGAGAGAGAGAGACGGTTGCGCTGACGAAGACGGTGCTATCCCTCCAAGCAAGAGACAGTCGAGGAGTGACATCGAATCAGGACATCAAGAACGGATTGGACAAGGTGGTTCTAGAACCTATTCAGAATTGAGGTTTCAGGAGTATTGGGAAGACAACAGAAGTCCTACGCTGCGTTACAAAGGCGGAACGTATGGATACGGCAGTGAGGTTTTAATAAATGATCTATTCGATAGAGAACCATCCAAATGATTCAAGGGTCAAATTGAGGATAGATGATAAGAGTCAGACCTTATCACAAAGGATGGGAACAGGGGGGGGCAATGTACCAATGGTCATGTTACAGGAAGAAAGCACATCCGAAGCTAGGGGGGGGCAAGGTTGGGAGATGACGGAAACATCAGACACCTTGAATATCTTTGACAATTCAGAGACAAGGACACCGACACTAATGGCTAACGAGTATGTAGTCAGAAGACTTACACCGACAGAGTGCGAGAGACTGCAGGGATACCCGGACGGATGGACAGACATAGGTGATTACACAGACACACAAGGCAAGTTGAGACACACAACGGATTCGGCAAGATATAAAGCTCTAGGAAACTCGATATGTCTTCCGCCTTGGAAGTGGGTGCTGAAGCGGATCTCTGCACAGTATGAGAGAGATGCAACTATGGCAAGTCTGTTTGACGGTATAGGCGGATTCCCATATCTGTGGGAACAGATAAACGGAAAGGGAACGTGCCTGTGGGCAAGTGAGATAGAGGAATTCTGTATAGCAGTAACGGAGATAAGGATAAATGGAGTATCTACATAAATGCGCTATATGCGGAAAGGAATTTATGGGAAGAGCAACCAAGAAATACTGCTCTCCTGAATGTGCTTATGAAGCATCGCTGAACGTGGCGAACAGGTATTATCACGCACATCGAAAAGAAGGAACGCATACAACTACCTTTACCTGCCGCTGCAGATTCTGCGGTGAGGATTTTGAAGCAGGATCTAGTACGGCAAAGGTGTGTAAGAAACCTGAATGTCAAAAACAGTACAGACTGTGGATGAACAAAAACGAAGTAGACAGAAGAACTTATGAAAGAGAGGTGACACAGGCAAGGAGAGACAGACCGATAAGGGATATTGTCAGGGCAGCAATGGAACTAGGGGTATCGTATGGGGAATACGTTGCGAGGTATATGAAGTGATAAGATTTACGATTCCCGGAGAACCTAGAACAAAGAAGAACGGCAACAGAATAGTGCAGAAGAATGGAAAACCATTTCTGCTGCCGAGTCAACAGTTTTTGGATTACCAAGAGTACGCAGGTTGGTTTGTTCCGCAGGAGAAGATAGACAAACCAATTAATCTGAAAGTTTTGTACTACATGGGAAGTCACAGAAGGGTAGACCTAGTCAATCTGTTAGAAGCTACCTGCGACATCTTGGTGAAGTATCAGTGCATCGAGGATGATTCCTACAAATACATCCGGGGTCACGATGGATCTAGGGTGCTATATGACAAGGATCACCCAAGAGCAGAAGTTATCATTGAGGAATGGAGAGAATGAAGAATCAATTAGGGTATCAGATAAGACACGCTCACAGAAAGGGTGTGGAAGACGGAATCGTAACAGGTCAGCTTCTGATGCTGATTGCACTTGAGAATATTGCGGATCAGTTTGTGGAAGAAGATCGCATCGAAGAATTCCTGCAGACTGCTGAAAGCGAAATCGGTTCGGTGTGGTTAGGCACAAAGAACATGATGAAGACAGAGCAGGAACTGAACGCAAGGAACATGGTAGACCAAAACGCAGTAGTCATTGGAGAATACCTTGTAGGTCACGCAGACAGGATCAGGGCAAAACGGCACATGGACGATGTGTGGAAGAAAGAAGAAGGGTTTTACGTTTGCCCTTATTGTGGGAACGCAGAACACGAAAAATCACCCTTCTGTAGGAAGTGTGGAAAGGGGTTAGGCAATGGTTAAGTTTATTCTTGGCATGATGTTGGGAACAACAATAGGAATCTTTTTGGCAGCTATGTGTGCTGCTGCAAAAAACGCAGATGAGGAGAGCGAAAAAATGATGACAGTAATCAATCGAGAGAATGAACGCAAGTGCAGGGATTGCAAGTTTCACAAGATCCTTCCGGGAGTGATACCGAAACACTATTGTGCAGCAGCAACAAAGGACGAGGATTGGAGAGAGCAGTGTCCTCTGAAGGGAGAGGAGAATGAGTCGGAAAGCGTATGATTATCGATCAGTTAAGTTGCAGGATAACCGGGATAAAGAAGGTCTATGGATAAGAGATGGGGCAAGGTTGGCGATCACATATCAGTGGGTATGTCCATTCTGTCACGCAAGGGATCAGAAGCCTGAACCATTCTGTCATGGGTGCGGAGCAAGATTAAGAAGGGAAGAGTAATGGGAATAATAAATGACCTGACAGGCAAACGATTTGGAAGGTTAACTGTTATTGAACAGGCAGGAAGAAGTAAACATAGGTATGTGTTATGGAAATGCGTGTGTGATTGTGGCAACGAAGTAGTGAAGAGTGGTCACGAGTTGATGGAAGGAAAAACAGTATCATGTGGGTGCTACAAGAACGACATGATAAGAGCAAGAAGACTCAAACACGGTGGTAGCGAAGAACGTCTCTACAATATATGGGAAGCAATGAAAAAGCGCTGCAATAATCAGCGTTGCCCGGATTATAAAAATTATGGTGCAATGGGTGTCACAGTTTGTGACGAATGGTATGACTACGGAACATTTCGAGAGTGGGCATTAACAAATGGGTATGATCCCAATGCTGAATTCAGCAAATGTACGTTGGACAGAATTAACCCATTCGGTAATTATGAACCGAGCAATTGCAGATGGGCAGACATGAAGGTTCAAAGGAACAATAGACGATCACATTATTTGGAGCGTGAGAATGAACGAAGAAAGATGTGTGATATGTAACAGTGTGATACCTGAAGGTCGACAGGTATGCCCTATATGCGAGAGCAGGGTAGAACAGGACACAAGAAGAACCAAAGCTCTGCTACGAGAATACAGGGATCTAGAATGGAAAGCACAAAACGCAAGAGAGATAATCCGTGAGTGCAACGACATGATGACGAGTATGCAGGGGTTCTCCTCTGCTACTCCTGTCATGGGTGGCGGATCTAAACGTGAGGAAATGCTTGTGAGTTGCATAGACCGTAAGAGCAGAGCAGAGTATGCGGTGATCTACATGGAGATGATGGACAGGGCAATGGCACACTTAACCGAAGATGAAAGAGAACTGATCCTGTCTTTCTATGCGGACAGAGTAGGGATAAGGTGGGTGTGCCGAAGATATAAAGTCGGCAGGTCAAGAGCGTATGAGATCTGCGATAACGCATTAAGACGGTTAGACCGATTGTTGTTTTGAGGAAAGGAAAGAAGATTCCAACACACACAACACAGATTCAACACGTTGAGTGCGTTGGAGAAAGGAGAGAGGATGAAAGTTGTTAAGTTAGACGATGTTTTAAAACTGATAGATGGTTCTATGGCAGACCTTGAAAGCAATTATGAAAATTCCAAACTGCAAGAAGAGATAAAGAGATTACCGACAGTTGATGCCGTTGAAGTAGTGCGATGCAAGGATTGCAAACACTACAAAGAATATGATGGCGAGATAGAGTGTTGGGCAAGACCGATGTTGTTCCCGAGAGAACCTGATGATTACTGTTCGATGGGAGAAAGGAGAGAAAAGTGCCGAGACTGATTGATGCGGATGAACTGTTGGAAAAGATATGTCAACTATGCGGAGCAGAGTGTAAGGCGGAAGATAAAGAGAAGTGCGTTGAGTGGGATTTTGCAAACAGGTCGGTTAACAGAATAGATGCCATAGAATTGGTGCGTTGCAAAGACTGCAAGTGGTGGAACACCGATGAAATATATAAGTGCGTGGCATACGATGCGTTTTGGGTGATCGATGCTGACGGTTACTGTGCATGGGGTGAGCGTAAAAGTGGACAAAGGGTGGACGAATCGATTGACAAGTAGCATGAAAAGAGAGGACAATATAAGTAACCATAGATACTCATGGTTTTTCATTGTCTCATCAATTCCTTTCTAAACAGAAGCGCATCCGGGGTGGGTGCGCTTTTTGTTATGGGCATAAGTGGGTAGGATGCCGTAGTATGCATAGGGGTGGGATGTAACGGCAATTTCAACTAAATAGTGAGGAACAACCGTCAAAATGGCAAAAGGAAATCCTAAAGGAAATCCGCAGAACCTGATACCGCAGGCGCACAAGCTGACTTCCGTAGACAGTGCCAAGGGCGGACGGAATAAGGGGAAGCGGAGACAGGTAAAAGAACTGATAGATGAGATCCTGACCAATCAGGATATGACAGAGATTCTAGAGAACCTGAAGAGCAGATCGAGAGATTCGTCCAAAGACCTAGAACTTCTGTTAGCGATCATAGGGGAGAAACCGAAAGAGCAGATAGAAGTCTCACAGGAGAAACCCTTTGAAGTAAACATCAGCATAGTTGAGTAATGGATATTCAGCTTACAAGAAAACAGAAAGCATTCATCGATGCGAAAGCGGATGAAGTGTTGTTTGGCGGTTCTGCCGGGGGCGGCAAGAGTTACGTTCAACTATTGGATGCTTTCCTATACGCACTGCAATACAAGAACAGTAAGCAGCTAATACTCCGTAGAACGTATCCTGAATTGTATATGTCTCTGATAAGGGTGAGTCTTGGGTTATATCCCAAAGAGGTCGCATCCTATAACAGTGCGAACCACACATGGACATTCAAGACAGGCAGCATAATTGACTTCGGTTATTGCAATTCAGAGGACGATGTCTACAGATATCAGTCTGCTGAATATGACGTGATACGCTTCGATGAGTTAACGCACTTCACGGAGCATATGTACACATATCTCCTGTCTAGGTTGAGAGGTGCTACACCGTACCCTAGGTCGATGAAAAGTACAACGAACCCGGGCGGAGTAGGGCATACATGGGTGAAGGAAAGATGGATAGACCATGGCAAGGTGATGGAAGAATTCACCGTGGGTACAACATCAAGACTCTTCATCCCTGCAAAGGTACAAGAGAATAAATTCCTGATGGAAGCAGATCCTGACTACATCAAGAGACTAGATGCTCTCCCGGAGAATGAACGGAAGGCATTAAGGGATGGAGATTGGGATGTCTTTGAAGGAAGGTTCTTCCCGGAGTTTTCAAGAGAAACTCATGTGGTAGAACCCTTCATTATTCCCAAGGGATGGAGAAGAGTGTATGCGATGGACTATGGTCTTGATATGTTGGCAGGGTTGTGGATAGCTCTTGATACCATGGGCAATGCTTATGTGTACAAAGAGCTAGGGGAAAGCAACCTGATAATCTCTTCTGCTGCACAGAGGATACTTGAGGTAAACGGTGCGGATAAGTTAGAGGATTGGGTAGCTCCGCCTGACCTATGGAACAGGAGACAGGAAACAGGAAGAAGCGCATCAGAGATCTTTGCAGAGAACGGACTATACCTGCGTAAAGTCAACAATGACAGGGAACAGGGATGGTTGGATCTGAAGGAATGGTTGAAGCCTGTCCTTACGGAACAGGGAAATACTTCGCCTAGGCTGAAGATATTCGCCAACTGCACACAACTTATCAAGTGCTTGGGGAGTGTTCTGTATGACGAAAAAAAGCCAACAGACATGGCAAACGAACCGCATGAGCTTACGCACTTCCCGGATGCATTGAGATACTTTGCTACGTCTCGTCCATTACCTGCAGAACGTCCTGTGGTGCGTGAATATGATGAGGATTATGTTGACTTTGATTCACAGGTTAACAGTCTCTTTGAGGAGTTTTGAATGATTGCAAGTGCTTTAATAATAGCTGCCTTCGTGGGTGGCACATTCTATGGTTGGTGGCTAAAAGGACATCAGCCTGTTGAGAAGAAAGAAGAACCGAAAGAAGAGTACAACATGGACATAGCTCGTCAGTGGGCGAACATCATGTCATATGACGGTACAGAGAGAGGACAGATAGGATATGGCGAAGAAGACGAATACGATACCTGATTACTTTGCACCGAAGCGGACTCCTGAAGGGATATGGTCAGAGTATTCAAGGGGCAAAAACTTCAACTATTCGATTGACCTTTATGAAACCGTCAAGAGGAATGAGAGGTTCATATCCGGGGATCAGTGGTTGGGTGTTAAAGCTCCTGACATAGACAAGCCTGTCTTAAATTTTTTGAACAGGACAGTCGCATATCAGGTTGCGCTGATCGTATCTAACTCTATCGGTGTGAGCGTAGTAAGGCAGAACGATGACGAGTCCGTGGAAGGACAGACGATAGCGAACTACATACAGAAGCAGATAGAGGATGTCATCGAGGATACAAACTTCATGAGCAAAAACAGGGAGTGTATCCGTGATGCTGCCGTAGATGGAGACTGCTGCATTTATTCCTATTGGGATGCAGACAAGGACAGGATCGCCTGTGAGACTGTTGCAAACACAAGCGTGATATTCGGCAATCCAACAGTTCAGGATGTACAGAGTCAGCCGTGGATAATACTAGAACAGGAAAAAGACCTGCAGGAAGTAAGACTACAAGCTTACAATGCAGGTCTTGATTTTATGTCAGTTGTTCCTGATGCACAGACACCATATCGAGAGAGCGATACTCCGTACACCACACTGAACACAGTGACGGTGCTGAAGAAGTTTTGGAGAGATCTCAACACAGGTCATATATGGTTTGCGGAATGCACCAACAATGTGATGCTTCACGAACCTGTTGATACTCTCCTGTCTCTCTATCCCATAGCATGGATGAATTGGGAGAAGGTCAAAGAGAACTATCACGGAAAAGCCATAGTGACAGGGGCATTACCCAATCAGATAGCAGTGAACAGACTGTGGGCAGGTGCGGTGTATCACTTGAGACAGTTGGCATTTCCCAAGGTCTTTTACGATAAAAATCGTATTCCGCATTGGTCTAATATGCCCGGACAGGCACTTGGTGTTGTAGGCGGACTTACAGATGTTCCTGCTACTTCCTTCGAGATGCCCAAGATGGATCAGGATGTTCTTCAGTTAGTGGAGAAGACCGTGTCCATGACAAGGGATTTCATGGGTGTCAATGACGTGGTGTTGGGCAACATAAACCCAAGCAATACATCTGCCATCATTGCGGTACAGAAATCAACGGCAGCTCCGCTTGAGATACAGAGACTAGCGTACTATCAGTTTGTCGAAGACATATGCAGGGTGTGGGTGAATCTCATGTGCTGCAACTATGGACTCCGCACAACTAAAGTAACGCAGTCCATCCCTGATCCCATGACAGGACAGAACATGGATACGGAAGCTCTGTTTGAGATTGACTTCAATCAGATAGATTATGACAGTTTGAAGATAAGAGTTGACATCGGTGAAGCAAGTTATTGGTCTGAAATAATGCAGACACAGACGATGGACAACCTGTTTGACAGAGGACTGATAACAGATGCGACTACCTATATCAAGAGTATTCCTGATAAGTATCTGCCTAACAAGCAGCAGATCCTTGATGGGATTAATAAGGCAATGGGTCAGACACAGGGCAATGCACAGGTAACTGATACGCAGGACGTGACACAACCTGTTCTTTCAGGAAGTGAACGGATGTACGCAACAAAGGAGAGACAGGTCGATGAAGCAATGCCCATCATGCAATAGAGCTTTAAGAGCAGGAGAGTCAAAGGAAATCAAAAAGGGCAAAAAGACTTACAGAGTCATAAAACTGTACTGTAAGACACCCGGATGCCCAATGAACAACAGTTTACCTGTTGCGGTAGATGAGGTGGAGAATGGCACTAACAAATAGAAAATTCACAGATCCCACAGGATGGGATAATCCTGCTTCTAGTTTCTACGGCAAGGGGAACTATGGGCAGCCTGACAGACCCGGTCTATCAACTGCTGATATGCAGAAGGTCATGGACGAGATCGCAAGAACGATCATTGCACCTAGGATAAACGAAATAATCGATGACCTTGTTGCCATAGTGGATGGGGCAAGTGGAGCAGACAATATCGGTGCTACACCCATCACAGGCGGTACGGCAAACACAGTGCAGGGAATCCTTGAAGAGATAGTTGGAAGCGCAATAGTCCATGCAGCTACGGCAGATGCTCTTCAGGGGTATACGATACAGACTACCCTTGCTTCTTCAAACGATGCGATACCGACTTCAAAAGCAGTTGCCGATGCAATGTCTTCCGCAGGTAACGGAGACATGATGAAGTCCACATATGACCCTAACAACGTGAATGGGAACGCATTTGTGGCAAGTCATCAGGCAATCACAGATACGCATTCCTTCTATACTTCAGGAAACGTAGACGGAGCTTTGGACGAGATCGCAAACAAGTGGCACAACATCACAATTTCTACAAGCGATCCCACAGGTGGAAACAACGGAGATATATGGATTAAGGTAACGTAATGGCAAATCATGGGTCATTTTACAAAAGCATAGATAGTGTCGGTGGTGGTGACCTAACAGTCTATTGCAATTGGACACAGACCATGACCGATACGCAGAGAGCGCAGAGGAAGTCAACAGTTACAGTATCCCTTGTGGCGAGTATCTCTCCGTCTAGTTATCAGCGTTCTATAAGAAGCGCAAGTGTGACGATAGATGGTTCTTCACACAGTTTCACGATAGATCAGAACTACAGATACAGTAACAATGAAACGATAGGTACATGGTCTAAAGAAGTCTCGCATAACAATGACGGTTCAAAGAGTTGCACATTATCGTTTTCAGTAACGTCCAACAAACCTACTACGGCAGGTGCTTCTGCTACAGTTACTCTTGATAGGACAGATCCTGTTCAATACACGGTTTCGTTTAATGCGAATGGCGGTTCAGGAACTATCGCAGATGCCACAAAAGATTACGGCACAGACCTTACACTTCCGTCTAGCGGATTCACCATGACAGGGTATCACATGACTGCATGGAGACTTAATTCCGCATCAGGTATGGGATATGCGTTAGGCGGTCTGTACAAGAGTAATGCAGCAGCAACTTTCTATGCGGCATGGACACTGAACACATATGAAGTAAAGTTTAATGCCAATGGTGGAAGCGGAACGATGAGTGACCAAGCTTTCACATACGGAACGGCACAGAACCTTACTGCAAATGCGTTCACAAGAGATGGATACAGATTCGCAGGATGGGCAACGTCAGCAGGGGGAGATGTGGTTTACACCGATGAGGAAGAAGTAAACAATCTCACAACGGAAGATGCTGCCACAGTAAATCTTTATGCGGTATGGATCAAAAGCGGAATCCATGTGAAGGATAACGGAACATGGAAAGACGGACAGGTCTTCGTAAAAGATAACGGAGAATGGAAAGTGGGATTAATCTACGCAAAGAATAACGGAACGTGGAAGGAAGGGTCTTAATGGAAAGGTGCATAGGAGGTGGGATACCGTTTTCGCCTGACATGGATATCAGGATGTTCATAGAAAAGGGGATACCGATACCACTTGGCAATCAGGGTGAAAGCGGAGTTATCTCACGCAAATTCGGTTACGGTGATTTCGTAGAAGACTACGGTGACGGAATCCTGACGATACTACATCAACGTCCGGGAGATGCGAATCCGCAGCCTGTTTCGATTACAACCGAAGACAATACGGCAATATGGGATATCACGAACACTGATACCGAATACGCAGGAATGGGAAGGATTCAGATTGTGTATACGGCAATGGGTGTTACGAAGAAGACCATGACAGGTACTACGATAATCGAACCTAGTTTATAAAGGAGAAACAATATGGCAGTAAGTGATGTGGGAAAAGGAAGGTTTGACTCCGTTGATCGTTTCCGTGGGTTAAGTACAGACTCTAAACCTACCAATGTAGGCAACGGTGCAGAATTCCTTGAGATGAACACAGGGGATATCTATTTCTATAACGAAGCAGGGGGAACGTGGGTCAAGGGTGGAACAATAGATCAGAAACCCACAGACGAACAAGTCGAGACTTCCGTAACCGCATGGTTGGATGACCACATTACAGAAGGACTTGTTGTAGACGATACGCTTACGATAAGCGGAGCAGCAGCAGATGCAAAAGTCACAGGAGATCATATATCCAACATTGAGTCTGAATTAATGAATACAGACGAAGTGTCCGTTAGCAAAAAAGCAGATTTAACTACAGTTGGTAACGGATACTACAACGATCCCTTGGTTCAGGGTCTAACGGATTGGAAAGCCAATGCATCAACGATCACATATAGTTATGCAGTTAAGGAAGGCGAGAAATACCACATTAAGGGATACTCCTACTATTCATGCAAACTGATTTATTTCCGTGGAGATAACGGTCATACCAATGATTTTGTCCAACCTTCCACAAGCGATTCTAGTCTTCATGAATATACTGTAACTGTTCCTGAAGATGGAACATTCTATATAGGAACAGTTGCTGCGGATATTGCGTATCTTGAGTTTGATCAGTTGGTAGTCGAGACAAAAGCAAAACCATTCCTTCTTGCGCCAATAGGAGTCAGCAGCCTAGACACTGAAATTCAGAACGTACTGTATACAGAGTATCAGCTTATAAGTCCGTCATGGGTAGACAACAAATATATAAACACAAGCGGAACAGAGTCTTCAAACACAGGAAGTCATTATATGTCAATTTCTGTTTCTGCAGGAGAGGCATATAGACTGTTAGGTCAGCATGGTTCATCCATGAAACTTTATGTGTTGGTGAATGAAGATGATGAGGTTGTTGATTATTATCCCAAGACCACACAAACAACAAAATGGGAAACAAAAGAAGTATCTATTACTGTTGACGGAACATTATACTTTAACACCTTTAGCAACAAAATAGCTTTAGCAGAAAAGGCAATAGGGTTACTTGCTAAAAGCGGATCAAAATTAGCGAGTAAAACATGGTGTGCGATTGGTGATAGCATTACGGAGTTTGCTAACGGATATCATTCGATAATAGGAGCAGAGACAGGAATTACAGTACAGAACTATGGTAAAAGTGGTGCAGGATACATGAAAGCATCAGGCGGCGTCACATTTGTTACTGTTTCTGAAAACCTGAATCCTGTGGACATCATAACCGTAATGGGATCTGTTAACGATATGCAGTATGTTGGGTCGGCATTAGGAACAGAAACTGACACAGGCACAGATACCCTTGGTGGGTGCTTTAACACAGTGATCGATAATCTGTATGCAAGTGGCAACTATCATATAGGACTGATTGCGCCAACACCGACAGGCACGTTTAATGGCAATCCTGCAAACGAAGGAACATTTAAAGCATATGTAGACCTTATGGAAAAGGTTTGTAAACGTAGAGGCGTTCCGTTCTTGGATCTGTGGCATTGCAGTAATATGCAACCGTGGAATGAAACATTTGCCACTGCATATATGCAGGACGATACCCATCCTAATGCAGATGGACATAAGATATTCGCTCCTAGAATCAAAGCATTTGTTGAATCTCTGTGAGGTGATTGCGATGAGTGAATGGACGATATCAATTCAGGACATAATCACCCTAGCAGCAATCATCGCTGCAGTTGGTGGAATCTATGCGGTAGTCTCTAAACCTTTCAAGGCAATGCATGATGTTAAGGATTCTTTAGAGAAGATAACGGAAACCGTGGAAGACATCTCTGAAGATCAGAAGGTGCAGGGAGATATGATCTATCAGCTTCTCTCCCATGCAGCAACCAACAACAACACAGGGGAAATGGAAAGAGCGTTGAATGAATACAACGCTTACTTCCGTCATTGAGGTGAGAACATGGAAGCAAAAGAGATAATCTTCGCAGTCCTCTTCTTTGCGATTCTCATTGAAGGAACTGTGGAATACGTCAAGTTGGCAATTCAGAAATCCATTTATTGGGAAATAATCGTAGCGTTTGCGGTATCCCTAGTAGCGACAATAGGTTATGACCTAGACTTCGTGAAAGCTCTGATAGGCATAGAACCTTCCATACCTTATCTTGGAAACGTAGTTTCTGCTCTTGTAGTTTCAAGAGGTAGCAACTACGTTTTTGATTTGGTCGGCAAATTCACAGGAGCAGTTAAGGAAATGGATTCCCTTCTTGAAGGAGAGGAAGCAAGACCTGTCGGTGAACTGAATCCTGACATAGTCAGTCATGAAGATATAGATGGGGTAGGCTGATGGGAAATAAAGAGAACGCTCTTGCGTTAAAGCTGAAGTATCCTAAAGACTATGTTTCCTTCTCAAGAGGATTCACAAGCAGTCATAGGGGAGTGGACATGGCATGGAACTCCAACTATGGGGGGAAACACGCAAATGTCTTTGCTCCTGCGGACGGTACGGTAGTTGCGGTAGTTAACTCTATGGGCAATACCTATGGGCAGAATAACTCATGGGGAAACCTAGTAAAAATCAACCATGGCAACAACATCTACACGCTAATGGCACATATGCTCAAGGGAAGCATAGTGGTTTCCGTAGGGCAGAAAGTGACTAGAGGACAGTATTTGGGTCAGCAGAATAACAGTGGCAATAGCCAAGGCGATCATGTCCACCTAGAGCTTTACCTAGGGTCGGCAGCAACTTCGGCAAGGGTAGACCCTGTGCCGTATTTTTATGTCTATCCTGATCAGGTAGTTAATGCATGGACGAAAGACAACTATAAGCTGAACTACTATACTCCTGTGAAGATAATCGGTAATCCTGTTGAGCGTGATTCCAAAGTGAATCAGCTTAAAGTAATAACCGATACGCTTCGTGCAAGGACTTCTCCTTCCCTTAACGGAACAGTCCTTGGGTACGTTAAGCAGGGCATCTACAATGTCGAAGATATCCGTCAGGCTGATGGGTATGTTTGGTATAACTGCGGAGAGTTTTGGTGTGCCAATAACGCTGCGGAAACGTGGTGCAATTATCTGCCGAAGACAATTCCGCATTATGACATGGTTCTTCTCAAACTAGAAGAAGAACAGGTTAAGCACATAGAAGATTGGTGCAAAGCGGAGTCCGTAGAATATACGGTCACCGAAGTATAGAAGAAAGGAGAAAAACAATGGCAAAATGGTTCTTTGCTAAAGGACAGAGTGGCAATTTCCTTGAAGCAGGAGATATCGCTAATGCCACTACCACAAAGGCAGGACTCGTCAAAAAGGCATCCAAAGTGAGTGAAGCTGCAGGTGATAATGTAACCGCCGCAGAATTCAAAGCTTTGTTAGATGCTTTGAAGAGTGCAGGAATCATGGCAACGTGAGGTAAGCTGAAATGGCAAGAAAATGGTTCTTTGGCAAGGGTCAGGGCGGATGGGTAGACGATGCTGCTGCTGACGGAAATCACTATGTATTCGTGAAGGGGCAGTACGGATATATCGCTGACTCTGCCGGGGATGACACCAAACCTTTCTTCGCAAAAGGTCAGGAAGGAAATATATACACAACAGAAGAATCTGACGATTGAAGAGAGGAATAGTAATGATAACTATAGTAAACAAAGGTCTAGATGAGGACTACGTCAAGATCCGTGGTCTTTCAACGGACAGTAAACCAACCAATGTACCCAACGGCAGTGAGTTTTTTGAAATGAACACAGGTAAGACCTTCTATTTCGATGAAGGCACAAGGACATGGATAGATCCCACTGCTTAATAAAAAACCCTTACACCAAAGGAGAATAAATTATGCCTGACACCACAGGATTTTTAGAAGGACTCAACATGGAAGCTGCTGATATCGAAGCAGAACTCGCATCTGAAGAGGAACTCGATTCCAATTTGGCTACCGAAGATGCGGAAGAAGAGATAGAGGAAGCAACCGAAGAAGTAGTCGAGGAGACTCCCACCATAGAGGAAACCATTGACTATTCGTACAACCACAAAACAACACCCATTCCTAGATCAAGCGTAGAAGCAGTCGGTAAAGCTCTAGGGTATACACCTGAAGAAGTCATTACTATCCTTCAGAAGGGAAGTAACTATGACACACTTACGTCAAGGCAGCAGCCTTATGAAGCTCTTATTGAGCAGATAAGAGGATATGCTACCGACAACGGACTAGAGTTGAACGATGCCGTAAAGAAGATGCAGGATGCCCTTGATGTGGTATCCGCAGGGAAGTATGTCAACGAATTAAGACAGAAGTATCCCAATTCTGATCCTAGGCTGATTCAGGAAATGGCAATAAGACAGGCAAGGGAAGCAAGTAGACAGTCCGCTTCTGAACGTCAGCAGAACGCAGAGCGTGAAGCGAAGAACACAGAAGAAAAGATGTGGACGGAGTTTTTTGCTAATCATCCTGATGCTAGACCTGAAAATCTTTCACCGAGGATGCTTCAGGCTTTAGAGAATCACGAAGACCCGGAGCGTGTCTATATGAACGAGAGATATGAAGCTCTCAACAAAGAACTAGAACAACTAAAACAGAAGACCGGGAACGCATCGAGAAGCACAGGAAGTGCGAGAAGGACATCGTCCGCTGCACAGAGAGATGAATTCTTGGATGCGTTTTTTGGTGACTAAAAGAAAAGGAAATGTAAATTATGGCTATTAACCTTCTTATCAAATATGGAAAAGAACTGCTTCAGCAGTACTTTAAAGAATCCCTTATCGATGGAAAGGTTTCCACCGAATACGATTGGGCAGGTGCGAAGACTGTCGAAGTCCTCACTGCTCTGACCACAGATCCTGTTGACTACAATCGTGCTGCCACATCCAACCGCTTCGGCACAATGACCGAGGTTCAGGACGTAAAACAGGCAATGGCACTTACGCAGGATAAAGCCTTCAACCGTGCCATTGACAAGGGCAACTACGAAGATCAGGGTAACCTGAAACAGGCAGGAAAGATCCTCAAGCTTCAGCATACCGAGCGTATGATTCCTACTAGGGATGCTTATTGCTTCGGTCAGATGGTAGAACACGCAGGTATCACCTATGGTACTGCGACTGCTCTGTCCAAGGCGAATGTTGCCGACCGTGTGTCTGCCGGACTTGAAGCTCTCGATGACAAGGAGATCCCGGATGGAGATCGTTTCATCGGTGTCTCCGCCAAGACCTATGGTATGCTCCGTCTGTCTCCTGAATTCCTTGCCAATGATGCCAATGCAGGAAAAGCAGTTTCCAAGGGTGTTGTCGGTGAATTCATGGGTGCGAAGGTAGTTAAGATTCCTAGCGGAAGAATGCCTGCCAACGTCAACTTTATGATTTGGCACAAGAGTGCCGTCATCGCTCCTCTGAAGATCAAGACACGCAGAATCCTGACCGATGCTCCTGACCTTGATGGTGCGCTCGTTCAGGGCAGAGACTACTATGACTGCTTCGTCCTTGGAGCAAGGTGCAATGGTGTCTATGTTGACTTCGATAGCTCTGCTCTTACCAAGTGCGCTACACCTACACAGAGCAGCGGCACATTCTCGAGCAGCACTGCAGGTGCTTCCTTCAAATACACCAATGACGGAAGTGACCCGAGATACTCCGCAACCGCAATCGTTGCAGGTAGCGAATCCGAAGCCGCAAGTACGCCTATCAAGGTTGTCGCTTTCAAGGCGAACTGCCTTGTCTCTGACGTTCTTGAGTACACTGCTTCCTAATAACAACGCAATAAAAGGGAGAGCAGAACGCTCTCCCTTTTTCCTTTAAGGAGACTTTATATGACAGTAAACGAAGCTTACAAGATAGCGTTATCTCTTGATGATACTACAACAGAACAGGACGATAGTCTCCGTGTCCATATGGTCAACTACACGAATCTCTTCCTAGCAGAAGTTTTCCGTAACGAGAACATCATCAGGAAGATGCATCACAGACCGCAGCTCAAAGCGATCCCATACGTTTACTCGATAAACGATTCAATTCCTTATGATGAGGAATTAGTGAGAAGTGCGCTGCCGTTTTGGATTGCTTCTCAAGTAGCAAAGACAGATGCCGATAACGCATGGGCATCTAGATTCTACGATATGTATCTAAACGCAATTAACGCAGTGACTCCATTCGATGATGAACCTACCTTTGATGTTTGGGGAAAGGGTGTGTGTGAGAGATTATGAGTCGTGCGCTTACAGATATACAAGGGAGTCCGCCCATATATACCACTACGATAGATTATTTCCGTGGTGTAGATGTGACATCTGCTCCTATAAACGTGGCACAGGGGAGAAGTTTTAACGCTCCTAACATGATAAGAGACGTACCGGGTAAAGTCCGTAAAAGGATGGGGTATGAGTTAGTCGCAACCTACACAGGACGAGTTAACGGTATGTTCTCATTCGATGGACATCAGGTCTTTCACATAGGAACTAAACTCTATTCTGACGGCACAGAGATAGGCACAGAAGGCGGAGATGCCGTGACACTGCCTGATGCACGTTCAACGGCATACAGGCTAGGGAACAAGTTAACCATACTCACAGGTGATGGGATATTTACCTATTGGGAAGATGGTGATGACCGATATGTGGACGAAGCTCCAAACCTTGCCACAATTCCGCAGGTAACGGTAGGACGTGCGCCTGACGGAGTAGGCGGAGAATCCCTAGGTCAGATAAATATGCTGACGAGTAAATACATGGATTCCTTCTTGAGTGACGGCACATCCACAGACTATCAGATGTCCTTCTATCCTATCGACAGTACGGTAAAGGTAGAAGAGATAGATGAAGACGGAATATGGAATGAAGTCACATCAGGATATTCGGTAGATGCAGAGACAGGTGTCATATCATTCAGCACTGCACCTTCTGTTCCGCCTGTTTCCGGGGAAGACAATGTCCGTATCACGGCAACGGCAGATTCCATCAATGCCTATGACAAGATTAAAAAATGTCGGTTTGGAATAATTTCAGGTGTGCGTTCAGCCTATGACCGCCTTTTTATTTCAGGAAACCCTGACCTTCCCAATACCGATTTCTTCTCCATGAGTGCAGATCCTCTTTACTTTGGGGATTGGAACTACGGAGAGATAGGCAAAGAAGGAAGTGCGATAACAGGGTATTCGATAGTGGAAGGCAACCTTGCTACCCACAAAGAGAATGATGATGACGGACGTAACTGTTACATCCGTGTGGGAGAGATAGACGAGGATCTCGATGAAGTAGATCTCATGACAGTCAAATTCCCTATCACACAGACCATTCAGGGTAAAGGGTGTATTGCTCCGTATTCTATGGGGTATCTCACAGAACCTTTATATCTCACTTCTGAAGGTGTTTATGCCACTACACCGTATGAATTCAACGCTCGTTTATATGCACAAAGAAGAAGTTTCTATCTTGATGGGAAGCTACTCAAAGAGAATGATTTGCAAAACGCAGTTTCTTGCGTATGGAAGGACTTTTATCTTCTCGCAATAAACGGAACAGTCTACATATTAGACATCCTACAGAGAGATTCTAGCGATGTAGCAAGGGGCAGTCAGTATCAGTACGAAGGGTATATATGGACAGGTATCCCGGTGAGATGTTGGTACACCGATGATGACCTGTGGTTTGGTGATGACGAAGGGCATATCTTCCGTTTCTACACGGACAAATACTCTTCCGCATCCTATACCGATAACGGAAACCCAATAGTCGCACAATGGGATTTCTTCCACATAGGATCTAACTTCTATCTCGACAAGACACTGATGTGGTTCGCCCTGAACCTAGACAATACACCGTCAGCAAGTATCACACTGTATGCGAAACGAAGTACAGATCCCAATTGGCAATCCCTTGCTATCGACACTAACCTGTCATTCTTTTCCTACTCCAATCTCATCTATTCCGCATTCAGTTATGGCGGAAGTGGAGAACCTAAAACGGTAGGCAAAAGGGTCAGGGTAAAACGATACGATTCATGTCAGCTTTCCTTGCGTAACTCCAAGGAAGGTGAAGGTATATTCCTATACGCAATCACCCTTCAGTTTGCTGAAGGGAATAAGTACAAACTGTGAGGTAAAGATATGGCAAGTTACAGTACAACTGCAGCTATTGATGCGTACTACAACGGACAGAAAGCTCCCATCAACGCACAGATAGAAACGGCAGGTAATGATTATCAGGCAGCACTTGCACGTCTTGAGCAGACGAAAAAAGCACAGGATGCCGAGAACTACAGAAGTTATGTTCGTCAGCAGAACGAGATTCCCGGACTGATGAGAGCAGCAGGGAACAACGGTGGAATGGTAGACAGTGCAGTCGCATCCCTTGCGAATGCATACAATCAGGCAAGAGCTAATCGTGCGATGGAGTTTGAGAACAACAGAGCGAATCAGGATCTTGACTACACTAACAGACTCGCACAGTTGAGAGCGCAGTTAGCACAGTACGATCAGATGGCGAATGCTGATAAAGCGGAACTCGCTGCACAACAGGCAGCCGCAAGAGCAAGAGCTGCCGCTGCACAGAGTCAGCAGAGACAGTCTGCCACCACAAAGAGAGATACGTCTTTCGTGGATGACTACGAAGCGAACAGGTACGATGCCAACAGGAAGGCAGGAGAATCTGCCCTTGCCAATGGTGCATCTACGCAGAGCGCAACCATGAATATGATTCAGCCGAAGAACGGATATATGTCACCGAACTATAGCACAGGAGTTAACGCTCTTGAGAAGGCATCCGCAAAAGTCGGTGATTGGTGGAGTGATCTAGCACAGTGGTCGAGGAAGAACCTACCGCAGATTTAATCCTAAAAGGAGACAAGAATGGCAACAACAAAATCTTCTCCGTGGAACAATATGGTTCAGGAAGAGAAAAAGAAAACTGTTCAGGTGACACGGAATACTCCGTGGAACAACGCAGTAGAGACAGGCAATCCTGAAGTCAAAGTAAACAACAGGAAAGCTCCTTCGTTGCCTGAAAAGAAAGGCGGAGATATCGTAAGCGGACTTGGTGCTGCCATAGGCACAGGCATCTCACAGACACTGTCAGGTGTAAGCAACATCCTTAAGAGTGCGCCTGTCGCAGCGGAAGCCGGGGCAAAGGCAATTTCTAATTTGGCTGATGCTCCTG